TGGCAGGGTCCTAGTGTTGAGTAGGGGTACCGTAACACTTGGCAACTGGGTGGGATAGCGGGGGGCCGCGGGGTATTTCTTGGGCCTTTCAGCGCCTGCGAGATCGAGCGCTGCGTGGGCGGCGCTCGATCTCAAAGGCGCCATAAACCACATGCCCTGCGCTAAGGCCCCCCACGAATTTCCCGCACATAATCCTGACAAGCCCGCAACGCAATCAGCCCCCGGTCCCCTTCATCGGTAATGGCGATAATTCGTCGAGCATGCGCTGGCTCAAGTCCGGCGCGTACGGTTGCATGACCCACGCCGCTGGCGCTGGCGGTGGCCGGCACTGCGCCGCAGGCGGCGCCGCGTTCGACCAGGACCGACAGGCGCAAATCGGCAGTAGCGAGGCGATCACGCAAGCGAGCCTGAGACTGTTGCGCATCGGCAAACTCCTTGAAATGACGGGTTTCACTTTCCGCCAGGCGCTGTTCGAGCGCCTGGCGTCTCTCACGTTCGGCAAGCAGCTGACGAGCCTCGGCAGCCGCCCGAGCTTGCACCTGTTGCGCCACAACCCGTTCGTAGCGCCAGCCCTGAACCTGCCAGGCCAGCGTGACGGACACCATCAGCAAGAGCATGCCAAGGCCAAGTTGCAATCGGCTCAACACAACACCTCGCGCGCACGCGCCCAAAGCTTGAGACGGTCCTCCAGCCCATTGAGACCACCATTGATGTGCCGCGTGATGCGGTTGAACTCGCCGCGGTCCGCCAAGGCATTGAGCCCACGCGAATGCCAGAACCACGCCGCCGATTCACAGGCCCAGCGCGGCTGTTCGAGCAACTGCGGCTGCACCAGCAGGCGCTCGTCGCCGAACAGCGCACGGCTGCAGGCTTGATAGTTGTTGCGCCCGGTCACCTGGATCAGGCCGCGTCCACAGTACAACTGGCCATCGCCATCAGCCTGCGGCGTGTTGCCCAGGCGCAAGGCCAGGCTGCCGGTGTCGTAACGCGCCAAGTAACGGTCACTGCCCAGCTCCCTCACGTAGCGGAACTGGCCGGACTCATGGCCAACCTGAGCGATGAACGCCGCCACGCGCCTTGGGTTGTCGATCTCCCAGCGTGGCAGGGTGACGTTCAGTGCCGAAAGAAAAACGCCCGCAACAGGGCGGGCGTTCGGCAAGATCTGCAGCAATTGCGTTTGCGTGAGCATGTCTGACACTCCTTTGCGTTAAGCCTTGACCGCGGACTGACGGCGGGGCGCAGGCCCCTTCGCCTGTACCTTGCCCGCCTTGCCGCCATTGCCCTGCACCGTGGTGCGCCAGCCCGAGCCGGTGAACACCTGCTCCACCGAGTCGATCTGGTATTGCCCGTCAAGGCCTTCGACAAAGCCCTGCAGGTCGATACTGCGTTCAGCAAACAAGTCGGCACGCCCCGGCAGGTCGAGGCGCACCTGGGCGGTATCGCGGTTGAAGCTGGCCAGGCGGGCCTTGGCCGCCTGCTCTGCAGCAGCGCGGTTAGGGTAAAGGTGACGGTCGGTGTGCACCGGACGCTGGCCTTCGACGGCCTCGTCGTTGACCAGCTCGATGGTCTTCGACTCACCACTGGCGGGGTCCTGATGACGAGTGCGCACGGCTTTGCGCGCGGCTTTATCGTCGAGGCGAAAATGCCACTGGCTGACCGCGTTGCGGGCGATGCCCACCACGCCCAAGGCTTTGCCAGTGGTGCTCTGCCCGGCCTGGCGCGGCAGCACCAGCAGCTGCCCGTCGGCGAGCTTGGCAGTGCAGTCGTACTGGCGGGCCAGGCGGGTGATGAAATTGAAATCCGACTCGTTGTACTGATCGACCCGTGGCACCTGAATGAGTACGGGGCAAACCACCTGCCAACCATTGCGCGCACCGATTTCGGCGACGATGCGCTGCAGCGGCACCGCCTCCCAACTGCCACTGCGAATGGTCCTGCCACTGCCACGCAGGTCACTGGCCTTGCCACGAATCACCAAGGTATCGGGCGGGCCGGACAGTTCGACCTCATCGACGGTGTAACGCCCCAGCCGGGTCAGCGGCTGGCCGGCGTAGCCCAGATGCACTTCGATCAGCGCACCGCGCGCCGGCAATGCCACAGCGCCGTCGCGGGCGTCGATGCGCAACTCGAAGTCATCCGAGTCCATGCCCGGTTTGTCGGTGGTGCGTAGCAGCAGCAGGCGGTCATTGATCAGCGCCGTAATGTCCTTGCCATCGGCCTGGATGCGAAATACCGGTTGCATGGCATCAGCCCCACAGCTGCACGACATTGGCCGCAGCCGGCGCCAGCGTCGGCAAGCGGATCGTCATACCGCTGCGAAACGGCTGGACCTCGTCGGCCAGCCCCTGGTTGGCTTGCAACACCGCCTCGACGCTACCGTCGAGGTGCCCGTAGTAGTGGTGGCAGAGGGTATCGAGCACATCCCCCTCAGACGTTTTGCAGGTCTTGTCCATAACTGACGAACTCCATTGAGAATCCTTGTTTGCGGGGAATACCGCCGGCCAGCAGGGCGCCCTGCTCTTCCTCGATGCTGGTCAGGCACCAGGTGCCGAGCACCTCGCCGTAACCGGTGGTCAGCGACAGCGGCAGCAATTGGCGGCCGATACCGCGCAGCGCCTGCAGCTGGCCCAGCCCACCCTTGAAACCAGGGAAGATGGCGCCACGGATGCTGAGGCTTTCTTCACCCTGGCTCACCGCCTGCTGGGCGTTCTCGCGGCTCAGGCGCTCTTGCCCGGCCCAGCGGAAACGCGTTTGCCGGCGCAGCTGGTCGAATGCGGCGGTGTCGAGGTTGAAGTAGTACGGTGCTGCGTTGGGCTTGAGTGGCTGCAAAACCAGCAGGTGCGGGAATGGCTTGATCGCTTCCGCCGCTGGCGTCACCTGCGGCGCGAAAACGAAAGTCGAAAGTACCCCGTTGGCGACCGAACGCACATCGCCGACCACCCGCCGAATGGCCGCTCCAGCCTTGCCCAGGTGTTCGGCGAAGGCATCGACGCGGTCACGCACCTTGCGCACCACATCGAGGGTCTGGTCGTACTTGGCGATCACCTTGTCGACACCCTGCCTAGCCGACTCGATGGCGCGCATCGTGCGTTGCAGGCGCTTGGCGATTTCCGGGCCGATCCATGGCAGGGCTTCAAGCTCGCTGGCCGCCTCTTGGGCATGGCCGACCGCCTGGTTCATCGGGTCGAGCATGGCGTCGGCACGCCGACGCCCCTGCTCGCCCGCCTTGACCAGTGCATGCAAACCGCCTTGCAACTGTTCCAGGTAGGTCATGTGTCCTCCTCATGGCTGTGGTTGATCGGCCATCTGCACTGAGCGCGCCTGACGCATCAGGTCGTCGAGCACGCGGCGGGCGATGGCTTCCAGTTGTTGCAGGGTGGTCGGGTCGTCGAAGCTGTTGTTGAAGGTCAACGGCATGTTTGCGGTGAAGGTGAATTGCTGGTTTATCGGGGCAGGCAATGCCGTACTGGCGGGCGTGGGCGACGACGGCTGCAGCGCGGCAGGCGGTGGTGGTTCCGACACCGGGTGCTTGCCTGCAGGGCTGCTCTCCAGGCCAAGTGCCGTGCCGACGGCCTTGCCTAGCCAGCCGCCAAGGCTCTCGCCCCCCATGCTGCCCAGCGCCCCACCGAGCAGGCCTCCAATCGCCGTACCGATCACGGGTACCACCGAGCCGATCGCGGCACCGGCGGCAGCGCCGGCCAACGTGCCGCCCAGCCCGCCGACCGCACTGCCGTATCCCGCCAGTTTCTGCACGGGAGTGGCATCACTGCGATAGGTCTGCGCCAGTTGCACGGAGGCATCCAGCAACGCGCCAACAGGCACGCGCTTGAGCAAGCCCTTTGCGGCACCGGGGGGGCTACCGCTTTCGGGCAAGAGCGTGGCGGAGGCTGGGACACTTCCGAACCCCTGCGCGGGCGATGCAGCAGCTACCTCACTTGTCAGCCTGTTGAATGCGCCGGAGGTGGCGGGGTCAGGCAGACTCGGCATTCGCGTAACAAGCATTTCCTGCAGGTGCTCGACTGACTTTCCTACCTCGCCAGGAGCGTCGCCGTTGCCACGGGCATCTGCGTCGCCCTCCGCCGGTGGAGCTGTGCCATGCGCCGGCTGCGCGGGGTTGTCCTGGTACATCACCAAGTCCAGCAGGCGCCCACCTAGCAGTTCACCCGCCCATTCACCCAAGTGGCCACCGACCACGGCGGCATACTCCTGAACGTTCTTGTTCTTAGTAAACATCGCCGCCAACGAAGCCCCCAGAAGCGTACCGCCCAGCTCACCCGTAGCCGCTCCAATACCCTTGGCCTTCGCCTCGGGCGTCTCGCCTTCGAGCCAGGCCTTGCCCACCGATATAGCGGCGTTGAACGCGCCTGACTTCAACCGGCTGTTAGCTGCAGCCTGCACGCGCTGCTGCTTCTCGGCCGGCAACCGTCTGCCAACCTCGTAGGCCGTGCGCGCCGCCACGATCGTGCCTGCACCGAGCACCGCGGTCGCGACCTTGATACTGTCAGCCGTCGTTCTGCGAGTACGTACGGGCTTCTGCGATGAAGCATCGGGTGCTTGCGAGGGCGGATCGCTTGTGGTCTTCGACGGCACCAAAGCTTGCTGCTGCCCTTGCAAGGTCAATGGCTTGAACCGTGCCAGCCCGGCAATGACCCGATCCAGCATCAGATAGTGCTGACGCAAGCGCTCTATTACGCTGGCTTCGATGTCCAGCCGGGCAATCTGCCCTTCATGTTGCTGCGCCTGATCCAGCGCCAGTTGGCGTTCGACCTGGCGTACCTTGCCGAGCTCCAACCCCAGGCGGATCACCTCGCCGATGAGCCTGCCAAGCCGGGTGCCATCGGCCTGCCTGCGCAGGCGTTCGACATCCCGGCGCAACTGCTCGATGGCATTTCCCAAGGGGTTGATGACGGTGACGCCGAGCCCGAGGGTGAACACCTGTGTGTTCGCCATAGGTTCCTCCTTGTCACGGCGCGAGCCACCAGACCATGTCGCTGTACGACATGGTCATGATTTCACTCGCAGAAAAGTTCAGCTCCTTGGCCAGCCGCTTTGCGGCGGCCTTTTGCCGGCCCGGGTCAAAGCTCGTCGTCCTGCACCAGGCGAAAATAGCCGCTTTGCAGGCGGCCATAGTCCTTCAGGGCAAGGCCTTCGAGGTCCTTGATACCGACTTCGGCCAGCGACGCGAACAGGTTCAGTTCACGCTGCTCGTCATCGGCCACGCCACCCGCCTGAGCGTTGCGAATATCGCGCACGGTCGGCGCCCGCAGCGACAGGCTGTCGACCTGAATGCCATTGGCCTCGCTGGGGCGCGACAGCCGCACGGTGACGCGCTCGGCACTCAGGGTCAGCCATTGCGGCTGTTTTTTCACTTGAGCCATGGATACCCCCTTACAAACCGAGCGCAGCGCGCTGGGCGGCCAGTTGGTCGACGCCATCGATCACGCGCTTCATGCCCAGCGCGTCGATCTCGTAGATCAGGCGGCCATCGACTTCGAGCTTGTAGTAGGTCAGGCCGACGCTGTGCTTGATCTCGGCCTTGTCGCCGGACTTCCAGTCGCCCATGTCGATTTCCTTCAGGGTGCCACGCAGGGTCACCACCACCGGATTGATCTTGCCTTTGAGGCCCTTGAAGGCGCCGCGGAAGGTGCCGTTGAAGCCGCTGCCATCGGCCAGGCCGAAGAATTTCAGCGCCTCACGGCGCACACCAGAGGTGGTGAAGGCCGCTTCCTGTTTTTCCATGCCCAGGTCCATCTCGACCGGCATGTCCATGCCGCCGGGGCGGTGTTCCTCCATCTTCAGGGTGAGTTTGGGCAGGGTCAGGCTGGGGACATCGCCCTGGAAGCTGACACCATCGACGAACAGGTTCAGGTTGGCCAGGGTTTCGGGAATCATTGCCATGTGGATGCGCTCCTTAAGCGGCGGAATCGAGGACTTCGGTCAGCCACTGGTTAGTGACTTCAACGCGGAAATTGGGGTTTTCGGCAGGGGGTACGTCGGTGAAGCGGATGTTCCAGTACACCTTGCCCTGCTCGAGCTGGCTGGCGGTGTTCAGCTCCGGGTCGGCGAAGACCTCGAAGTTGATGATCGCGCCCTGGTTCTTCAGGTCGCGCATGAAGGCTTGCAGGCCTTCGGTGACGTCCTTGACGTAGGTGGCAGTAATGGCGCGGTCGACCGCCCACTTGTGGCCATAGAGGATCGCGTCCATGACGATGTCCATGGTCCGTACACGGGTGACGAACGCCCACTTCGGGTCGCTGGACAGGGTGCGGTTGCCCCACAGGCGGAAGCCGTCGTCGCGGATGATGGTGGCGATATTAGCGTTGTTCAGCAGGTTGGCGCGGCAGCTGTCGTCACCATCGAGGAACTCCACCGGGCGGGTGGTACCGGTGATACCGACGAACTCCTTGTTCGACGGCGAGGCCCAGAAGCCGTATTCGGCATCGGTCCAGGCAAACAGGCCGGCGACCCAGGCCGAGCCCGGTGCATCGACGGTGGCTTGCTCGCCGTTGTCCCAGTACTGCACACCTGGGTCGACCAGGAAGGCCCGCTTGGCGCCGAAATTCTCGGCATAGTCGATGGCCGCTTCGTCGGTGGTGTTGGGGCCGTCGATGATGGCGATGCCGCGCAGCTTGTCTGCCAGGGCGACCAAGGCGGTGCCGACCGCCTGGGTGGCGCTGTGGCGTGGCGTGGCCAGCAGGCGCGGCTGGGCGTTGAAACGGCTCTTGCCGTCGAGCAGCGCCTGCAGGCCGGTGCGCTTGCCGTCGGCCTGCACGCTGCCGATGATCGCTGCGGTCTGCTCTGCGGCATCCTCCAGCTTGGCCACGCCACAGGCGACGATGATTGCCTTGGCGCGGCTGTAGATGGCGCGGCAGGCCTGGGTGATGGCCGCATTTTCGCCGAACGCGGCGACCGCTTCACGCTCGCTGGTGATCAGCACCAGGTCGTTGGCCTTGGCCGTGGCGCCAGCGCCTGGGGTGAAGGTGTCGACCAGGCCGATGATCGAGGAAGAAGGCAGCGCAATGCTGCGGGCGCCGGTGTCGACGTTGGTGACGGTGACGCCGTGGAAGAATCCACTCATGAATTAATCTCCAGATGTTAAAAAGCCCCGCATTCGGGGCTTTGTGGTACAGCAGAAACAAAAACGCCCCTTTAATTCGGGGCGTCATAAGTTTGTTCAGAGAACCAGGCAGGGGCCGTGGGGCGCTGCGACATGTCAGGAAAGTCGGCCGACTGGGGCCAATCGCGCAACTTCTGGATATACCCCAGCAATTCCACATAGCGTTCAGGGGTGAGGCTAGTGCGTCTGAATAGTTCTTGTTCGTCGCGATGACGATCGCGCGCCGCGCAAGGCATCATCATTGCAGCGTCGCGCCAAGCGCGCTCTACTGCTGGCCCGCCATCAAGTTCTGGATCTTTCAGCGATGGCGGCGAAGTATTCCAGTTGATCCATCTACCCGACGCCTCCCCCGCCAAAAGCCTCTGGTAGAGGGCATCGTCGATTGGTTGAGCGCCGTCCGGCCTGTTTTCCTCACGCCAAAAACCCTTCTCATCTTTCACTACATAAATTGCCACGTTGTCCACCTAATTGTCAGTACCCCGTTGCTCGCCATTTAACAACCCGGCTGTGGTAGGGGTAGTTGTCCATAATCGCCTGGCCTTCAAAACCCACTTTTGTAGGTCGGCCTGCATGTATTTGTTGCTTGCACAACCGGTAGGCAACGTTTTCATCGTAGTCAATGATATCTACGCCAATACTGGTCTGCAGATTCAGGCAAGCATTAGGAAATGCAAGTGGAAAAGTTACGTTAACTTGCAGGGCATCTGCGGGCGCCACCAGACTCACCGACCCCCACTGCTCCAGCATGCCGTTAGGGGAGAACGCGTATCCAACGTTGTTTGCAACCTTGGTCCAAGGCACTTTCAAATAGTCCACGCCGCTTCCATGCATGATCCAAACGCCCGACCCGATGTGTAGTAAATCTACAAAGGTATCGGATGGTATTGTGCGGGCGGCACTGGATGCCGCATACGCGCTGCCTTCCTGCAATTTATCGTTGCCTTGTGGCGTGATTTGTAGTCGGCCGGACGACCAATTGTGCACCCTGACAACTGCCCCCAGGGCAGCACCGGTGGTTGCCGAGTTCGGAACGGTATAGGCCATCTGGGCGTCGCCCCAGAAATGCACCACCCCGCCAATATGTGCAAGGGTGCCAGGGTATGTACCAGCCTGATTTGAGGCTGCAAACGTATTGAACTGCACGCCCCTCGATTGGACAAAATCCGTCGTGGCCAAGGTCGTGTCGGCAGTAAATCGGGGCCTCGTCGGAGCAGTCGGCAGGCCCGTGAAGTTAGGATTGGCCAAAGCTGCTTTGAGCGCTAAAGCGTTGGTCATTGTCGTGGCAAAGTTAGGATCATTACCTAGCGCCGCTGCAAGTTCATTGAGCGTATCCAGTGCTCCGGGGGCTGATGCAATCAGCGCCGAGATGGCCGCTTGCACAAAAGCAGTGTTAGCCAGCTGAGTTGAATTGTTGCCTGCGGCTGGTGTAGGCGCCGTCGGTGTTCCGGTAAGCGCGGGACTGGCCAGAGGCGCCTTTAGCGCCAACGACTGATCGACCTGGATCTTGGTGTAGACATCGGTGAGACCATATCCCGATACCGTAGTCGGATTGGTGGCTGCCATTATGCGACCATAGGCATCCACCGAGACGCTACGATAAGTTCCAGTAGCTACGCCAGTTCGCCCGAAAGCCATTTCGTACGCCAGGGTAGTAACGCCCAGACTGATCGGCGCATCGGTCACCAGTTGCCATGCACTGTCCCCATTGACCGTCCCTCGCTCGACCAGCACCAGCATGCCCGGCGTCACTTTGGAACTGGTATCGGCATCAGTGCAGCGCGTCCACGCCCCTCCCGCAACTACGATATACAGGCCATTGTCCTTGGCCGCGGTCTGGTTCTTGACCAGCACCCGCGCCCCCGCAGCCAGCGCCACCCCATCGACCGTCTGCAAGCCGCTCAAGGCGATGTTGGCCGTAGTCGCCGCCAGCACCGAATGCTTGAAATCCTGCCGTGCCAGCTCTTCGGTAACCCACTCCCGGGTGGCCAATACCACCGCCGGATCAATCTTCAACTGCACGTTGCTGGCATTGCTGACCACCAGGTTCATCCGCACCACCTGGGTACGCCCCGAACCCTGACTCAGCAGCGGTTTGTAGGTCGGCGCACAGTTGGCCACGGCGACCATGTCGCCATCGGCATCGTAAAGCGCGATCTCGCGGATCCACTTGCCGCCGACATCCGCCGGAATGACCTGCTCGGCAATGATGATCGCGCTGTTGTTGTCGTCCACCTTCAGCTGGTTCAACGGCGCGCGGCGCCACTCGTTGATCAGGCTGGTCTGGGTGGCGTTGGGTGTGGGGTCGGTGCCGTTGGCGTCGCCGACACCCATCTGGGTGATTTTCCAGGCAATCCCCAAAGCATCGGCATTGGCCTGTTTCGCCGCGCCCACGTTGGTGAGAATGGCGTAGAACTGAGAAGTCTGGTCAACCATGTGCAATGTCCAAGGTATCAATTGTGTGTTCGCGGCCGCCCCGGCCTACGACGCCGATGACTTCGATGTCACGGGGCGTCAGCGGGTAGATGTCCAGTTCGTCGCCGTCCTGGATCGCGCAGCCGACATGAAGGGCGCCACGGCTTTCGAGGCTGATGACCAAGCCGGTCAGGTGGCGGCTGACCGGGCGGGCGTCGTCGATCAGCGATGACAGTTCCTCATAGGTGCTTTCACTGATGCCTGCATCGGAAACACCGATCTTCAGCGCGAAGGTGCCTGCCGGCGCCGAGGGTGTGGCTTGCCACCACTCCTGCACCTCGATCAGGTAGCCGAATGGCTCGACTACGCGCCGGAGCGCGCCGAGCGTGCCTTTGTGGGCATGAACGAAGAACGCCGAGCGAATCACCGAACGCTTGATCTCGTCGCTCCAGCTGTCTTCCCAGCGGTCCACCGACCAGGCCCAGGCCAGGTGATAAAGCAGCTGCGCGGGGCAGCTGTCAGGGCTGTAGAGCGAGCGCAGGCTGACCTTCAGGTCTTCATCGGCCGCCACTTCGATAGCCCGCTCCAGCGCTGTGCGGTTGAGCGGCAACAGGCTTTGCATGTCAGCCACCCCGCTTCAAGGTAAAACCGCTGCACCATGCCGCCTGGGCCTTGCTCGGGCGAATGTCGGCCCAGCCGTTCAACTCGACCCGGCTGACACCGTCGATATGCAACTGGGCATCGATGCCAGAACGGGACACTTCCACGCCCAGTCGCCGCCGCGGGTTGACCCAGGCCGCCAGGCGGCGCTGGCACTCGGCAATGATCGCCTCGTATTCCGGACCGCTGTCGGCCAGGTACAGCACGACATCGATGCGATAGGGCAGGATTTGGGCGCTGCGCACATTGACCCGGTCGGCAACCGGGCGGATGTCGTCGTCATTGAGGTACGCGGCCACCTGCGCCAGCAGCCCGGCACTGGCCTCGCCATTGCCTTCCAAACCCAGCACGGTGACATCCACCACAGCCGGCGACGGGCTTTCGGCGGTGGCGTCAGCCACCTGCCCCGAAGCGTTGCGTGCATGCAGGATGTAACTGTTGCGCGGGCCTGCGGTGGTCAGGCCTTCATAGACCAGCTGCACCCGCTCGCGCAGGGCATCGTCCGCTTCCAGCAACGCCGGGACGGGCGGGACGCTGGCCAGGTCCTCTGCCTGAATCACCAGGCGCTGCAGGCTGACGTTGGCCGCCAGCTGGTCAAGATCGCTACCCTGGGCGTAGGCCAGCAGCAGCGCCTTGGCGGCATCGTTGATGCGCGCCCGGTTCAGCAGCTTGCGGTAAGCGCCGACCTCGAGCAGCTTGGTGACCGGGTCACTCTCAAGGTTGGCACTCCAGGCGTCGCCCAGGTACTCGCGGAACGTGTCCAGGTCGGCCTGATAGAGCGCTTCGAAGTCGAGGTCTTCCAACAGTTGGGGGGCAGGCAGCTTCGACAGGTCGACCTGGCTCATACGCTCACCTCCACCAACGCTTCGTCGCCCAGATAGCGGCCACTCAACGCCAGGCTGACCTGGCCATCGAGCACCGCGACCACCTTGACCCGCTGTAACTGCAGGCGCGGTTCCCAGCGGCCCAGTGCGCGGGCCACTTCCGCTTGCACAGCGCTTTTCCAGCCCTCGTTGACTGGCAGGTCGACGAAACGCCGCAGCTGGCTGCCGTATTCCGGGCGCATGCGACGGCTGCCCAGCGGGGTGGAGAGGATGTCTTCGATGGACTGGCGCAAATGATCGATGCCAGCCAATGGCTGGCCGCTGCGACGATCCATGCCGATCATGGTGCACCGCCCTGTTCATGGGTATGCATGGCATTCTCCTGATAAGAAAAAGCCCGCAGGCGCGGGCTTGATTCAGTGCTTGTGATTGGCCGTGTTACCGGCGGTATCGATGATCCGCCCACCGCCGTTGATATCGCCGCTAACCTGCAGCGCGCCGTCGACGGTGACATTGCCAGTGAGGTTGATCGCTGCCGCCTGCAGGCTGATCGCAGCGTCGCGGACCTGCACGGTGCTGGCGCCGACCTTGATGTTGGCGCTGCCGCCAGGCAGCTGGATGTCGTAATGGCTGGCCTGCCAGTCATAGCTGAGCGAGCCACCATCGGCAAAACGCCAGACCTCGGCATGCTCGCGGTTGTCCGCCGCGCTGCCAGCATTGCCATAAAGGCCAGGCAGGAACGTGCCTTGGGCCGGCTCGCCACTGGGGCTGAGTAATACGCCCTGCTCGCCCAGACTGGGCGCCCGCCAGTGCCGCGCCTGGCCTGCGGCCTGGGCGTGCCAGCGCAGCCAGGCACTGGTCCAGCCACTGCCGTCGGACACCCGCACCCGGGCGGCAGCCAGGTCCACCGCCACCACCCGGCAGGGAATGACCAGGCATGCCAGCATGCGATCGTGCATGGCGCTGATGTAACTCATGCCAAGTCCTCCGGAGCAACGTACTGCGCCTCGTTGCCCAGACCGATATCAGGCGCAAAACCCAGCACCAGGCTACCGGGCGGCTGGTCAGGCCAGTTCCAGCGCGCCTCGCCAAGTAATATTGGTTGGTCCCAGCGCACCGTCCAGGCGCTGCCCTCGAACTGCGCACGCACGTTGCGGCTGGCTTCGACGAAATCCAGCGCCCAGTGCTGCTGGCGCAACAGGTCCATCAATTGTGCGGCGAGCAGGCTGCCCTGCAGTCGAGCTTCTGGGTTGGCGCTGTCGGCGGTGATATCCGCCTCGAAAGTGGCAATCAATACCGAGCGGCCATCGCGCGGCGCTGCGTCTGCCGTCATTTGCACGATGCCGTGGCGCAGTGCCGGTCGCTCCGGGGCATTTCCTACAGCGGTATAGGCATCGACGGAGGCCAGCTCCGGCATCGCCTCACGGATCGTGGCGGTCACGGCCGCATGCAAATTGGCCAATTCGCTCATGCATATTCTCCTTATTGCTCATCGGCCTGCGGGTTGTCGCGCAAGCCAAGGCGCCGTATCGCCCAGCGTTCGTAAAGGCGCATGGCGACATCGGCGCCGCCGACCGCAGTCATGCAACCAAATGCACTGGCCGCCCAGATCGACAGGCCGCCGGCATACAGCAACATCACCGTCGACACGCCGCAGACCATGCAGGCCCCGGAGCGCAGCGCCAGCCGGCGCAGCAGCGACCAACCGGTGGCACCGGCCTTGTCGGCCCGCCACATTTCGCCGCTCAGGCCGCCCAGCAATGCCAGGACGATTACCAGCCAGAGCGGCATCTCCAGTAACGCTTGTTGCTCGTTCGTCACTGTCCTGTCTCCTGTGTAATGCCTATTGACGGGGGCCAACAGGCGGGTTGTGGGTACTCTGCGTATTGCTAAAACCTCGGCATTCCAAAAAGCCCGGTTCGCCAGGCTTTTCAGTAATGCGTTGTTCAACCGCCGGCCACGACTGGTGACGCCGCGCGGTTGCGCTTCAAATTGGTGACTCCGACCGCGGCCGCCTGCCCGCCGGATAACTGATCGTGGTGCTTTACGCTGCACACCCGGGCCAGTTGCCAACCCTCTGAACAGTTGAGGCCTGTCCATCGCTGCCTGTGTAACAACCGGTTTCTGTCCGGCTTGAGACACAGGCTATGCATTCATGCATATGCAGTCAATGCATTTTTTCACATTTCTATGCGTTAAATTTTGCTGATGTGCATGCAGGCCATGCGCAGCCTGCTCTGTAGGCATTTTCAGCAGACGAAAAAAAACCCGCCGAAGCGGGTTTGTTGGGAATGGGACGGTCAGCGAGCGTACATGCCCCACCAGAACACATGCCCAAGCAGGCTGATCTGCTCGTCCTGCATCTGCTGGAAGCTGTAATCCTCGTCGGGATGTTCGTCACGGTTGAAGCTACGCAGGCGGATACCTGTCGGCAGGCGGTAGACCTGCTTCACCCGCAGCTGGCCGTTATGATTGATGGCGTAGAGGTCGCCATCGATGATGTCGCCGATCGAGCATTTGCCGGTATTCACCCCGACCGTCGCACCATCGCGCAATACCGGCAGCATACTGTTGCCGCGCACGGTCACACACTTGGCCTGGTCGAATTGCACGCCATTGTGACGCAGGCTGCGCTTGCCGAACCGCAGCCGCGCACGCTCGCTTTCTTCGATGACGAACCTTCCTGATCCTGCTGCCAACTCGACCTCGCGAAGAAAAGGTACCGACACCTCGTCATCCTCGACGGGGGTTTCATCGTCCCACAGGCTTATATCACTGAGGTCCGCATGGCCATGGGCCGGCAGCGCCGTTTCACGGGACTCGCCCAACTCGGCGCGACCGCGCAACTGCTCGGTGCTGACACCGAAGTATTCGGCGATCTTCGACACGTGTTTATCCGAAGGGTCAACAATCTTGCCGCCGAGAATCCGCGACAAGGTGGATTGAGGGACGCCCGTGCGCCGGTACAGCTCCGTCGGGGACAGGCCGTGGCGGTCGAGCAGTTCTCTGAGTACGGTAGCTACATTGCGTTTTTGCATAACATGCATAATGCAGACATGCGCATATAAATGCAATGCACCTCGCTGCGCGCGCATGCCCTGCGGCCCGCGCCTGCATCTGGTTGAAAAAGCCTGTACCATTGCCGGTTTCACAATCGCCAACCAGATCACCCGCTGTAAGGCCCTGAATGTCTGATCTTTCCGCACACACCCCAATGATGCAGCAGTACTGGAAGCTGAAAAACCAGCACCCGGACCAGCTGATGTTCTACCGCATGGGCGACTTCTACGAGATCTTCTACGAAGATGCGAAG